GATAGTGATCCAGAGTCAGTGCTCGCTACATCGATTGCTTATCAAGGATATCAGCGCACAAGCAAAATCATTCGACTTAATGCGGGGGCAACGGTCAAGGCGTTTATCCTGCAAAACTCGGGAGCAACCCGCACCGTCGCCAATGCGTCACTGAAACTCGTGAGACTCTAGCATGGCGCCACAGTACGTCGTCCAAGTCTATACCTCAGCGGGCACCCTGCAAGCTACCGTCGTGGACTATCTCGCACTGAAGATTCAGCGCATCGTCAACGGCATCGATGGGCTGACGCTGTCACTGGGTGGCACGTCGCCCAGTGCACAGTACATTAGCTATGGCGCCATCATCGAGGTGTACCGCAGTGACATGGCGGCGGGCATCGCCTCATACCGTGAGTTCGCCGGCGTCATCCGTGACATCACGCAGACCATCACCGACCAGACCATCTACCAAGTCGTCGCCGTGGGGTGGAATGCGCTGCTCGCTGATCGCCAAGTTGCCTACTACGCCGGCGTCGCCAATCGCACGCAGTTCACGACGCAACCCAGTGAGACGATTCTCAAAACGCTGTGGAACTTCAACGTGAGCACATCAGCCACCACGGCGAATGGCAGATTCCTATCTGGCGTGCTGACTGGCGCATCGGCGGCGACGTCGGGTGGTGCGGGTACGTCGCAGTCAATCAGTGTTGCCCAGCTCAATCTCCTCGTAGCGATGCAACGGGTGCAGCTGGGTGCGGGCGGTGATTTCGCCGTCGTCTACACCGCTCCAGCAACGTGGGCGTTCACCTGGTACACGGGGCAACTCGGCACCGACCGCACGGCATCGGTGATTTTCAGTGTGGCCACTGGCACCATCGGCAAGCTTGTTGTGCGCACCGCACGCATCGACGACGTCACCGCCGTCATCGTCGCAGGACAGGGAGAGGGCAGTGCCCGTGCCATCGTGACCCGTCCTGCATCACTGCCTACGGGGCTTGATCTCCGTGAGGGCTACGTCGATGCTCGCAATCAAAAGGCGACGGCGGAGTATCAGCAGGTGGGCACGGCGCTCATCACGCAGTACGAGCGACAGCGCACCACGGTAGCGGCGTCGGTGCTGCAAAGTGATGCGCTGCGCTATGGCCGAGAATACTTCTTCGGTGATCTGGTCAGTGTGTACACGGGGTCAGCTACCGTGACCCGCAAAATATCCTCAATCGAGCTCAGTGTCAGCACTGAGGGAGCGGAGAGCATCAATGTCGGACTCAGTCCTAACTAGTGTCGCACGCACCGCACAGGCGGTCGGCGACCTGACACGCCAAGAGCGCCCCGCTGCGGCGATCACGTTGACGCGGTCGGCGACGCTGGCGATTGCGACGACGGGCACGCTGATTACATGGCAGACACAGACGCGCGGTCAGGGCATCACGTGGTCAACCACGGATATCACGATACCGACGGCGGGCTACTACCTCATCCAGGTGCGTCTCGCCACCGCAGCGAGTGTGACGATGCCGATACAGGTCACAGTCAACGGCACGACCATCGGGTACTTTGGCAATACTTTTGTGGCCACCACGTATCACACGGGCACGACCATGCGCTACCATGCGACGGGCGATGTCATCCAAATTCGTCTGCTGCCGTCGGCGAATACGACGCTGAATCAGGCAGCGGAGAATACGTTGACCGAAAGCCCATTCCTCCACATCGCACAGTTGACCAGCGTGGTCACCTAGGGTATACTACGGCTGGACATCTGAGACACTCCGCATGGACACCGCCGAGCGCACACGGCGGTGTTCGTGTATACACCGACCCCCCACGTAGTTGGCCAGACTACGCAGGGGGTCGATGCCGTTATTTAGTGCATCTCCGTCGAAAGGAACTCAAAACCGAAGATTCACCATGAGCAGTATACCACGATTTTGGCTGTAATGTTTCTGTCATGAAAATATCAGGTAAATATCAGGTTGAAGGTGTTGACAAGTAATATCACTAGTGCTACAATGTGTACATGAGGTTCAGAGAGAACCGAACGACGAAAGGGAACGACGATGAGCAAGCAGTACATGACAATCAGCAACGGGTTCGAGACCATCACCATCAAGACCAACAGCGAGGTGCTATATGGGTATGCTGGCGTTATCGATGAGATGACACCGGCGGCGGTGACGATGGTGCCCAGCGTGATGACGTTGGCAGCACCGACGGCAGTGGTGATGGTCGTGACCTGTGCCGCCGTCGCAATCGCCGCACGCACCGTCGATGCCGCAATCGTCGTGCCCCCAGCGCCGGTCTGTGTGACCGCCACCGTGCCCGCCGTCGAATTGGCCACAACGATGACGCTGTAGGTGCCAGTGAGACCCGATGTCGAGATGGTGACCGACCCGTTGGTCTCGTAGGTGTAGCCGTTGATGATGATTGCGCCATCAGCGATGGTCAGCGTCGATGTCGTCGTACCACTCATCGCCATGTATGAGCCGAACAGCGTGATGCCCGTGCCGTCGCTTTTCTGTGCGTTGGCACGCCAGCGAGTAGAATCGTAGCCACCTGCGGGACCGTCGCCAGTGCCCGACGTTGCCCATCCCAAAGATCGTTCAGTTGATGCCATTTGAGCCTCCTATATGCCAATGTAGCGTGTGTAGTACGTGAGTGATACTTCTGCGGGTGATGACGATGACGACGAGGTGATGGTGATGGAGTTGATGCCACCCGTTGCGGTCGGCGCTGGCACAATCGCCCATGTGGCCAAGTTCGACCCTGCCGTCACGTCGGCAATCTTATTGACGCCCGCCGTGGTCTTCACGGTCTTGTAGCCATAGCGCAGGTCGATGATGTACGTCGTACCCGCACCGATTGCCACGGCGCCCAGCGAGATGACATCGCCCGTCGTGTTGTTCGTGATGCTCAGCCCAGTGATGGGACCGATGGCGGTGATGATGGGGTAGCTGAGCCACGTGCCATCGTAGGACACCGTGGTCGTCGAGTTAATCGACGCCGTACCCATGGTGAGCGGTATGGCCATCGGAATGGCGAAGGCGGTGCCCGCGATGCTTGGTGTCAGCGTGATGACCTGCGGTGTCGGGTCGTACCACGTCGGGTCGGCGGCACGGAGTTGCACCACGGCACGCACGCTGTAGCCCTGTTTGACATCGATGTCCATCGTCAGTCCACCGAGCACCTCAACATCGATACTGCGTACGAATGAGTCCACCGTCACAGTCAGCGTGCCGATGATGTTCGACGGCGTGAAAATCCGCATGAGCTTTGCCCGCACCGCATAGTGCTCTGCGATGGTCGTCGCATCGACGAAGAGCGGCACTTGCAGCACCCGCGGGTCGAGGCGAAAATCAATGTCGCTGTCACCTTGCTGCAGTGGTCCGCGCTGGGTGATGCGGTGCATCGGCGCCATGCCGAATCCCTGGTCGCCCATGTAGTTGATGGTCATGCCCGTGGTGGCGTCGTAGCCTGACAGCGTGTACGTCGTGCCACCAACGGAGTATGTCAGTGAGTATGCCACTAGACACCCCCTGCGAGTAGCTGCATCGTGCGCACATCGGTCATGATGTCAGACTGGCTTTGCGCCGTTGCGTAGTTGGCGGTGAGGTAGAAATTCTGCACCGTCTGCTGCGTTGCCGCCGTCGCCGCTCCGATGGTGCCACCAAGTGCGCCAGCGATGGACGGCGCTGATGCGACGATGCCCGCAGCGATGCCTTGGCCGATGGGCTGTCCGATGGCATCGGCGAAGAGCTTCGATGGTGAGGCGATGCCCAGCAGATTCTTCAGCCACGTGATGGCACCGCCGACGACGGAGCCAAAGGCGTCACGGAGTTTTTGCGACATTTCATTGACGCCGTCGATGACGCCGTTCATGATGTCCTTGCCCATCTGCTTTGCCTTGTCAATGACGGTCGTGATGCTCGTCGTGATTTTTGTGATGGTGTCGTCCCACCATTTTTGTATGTCCTTGCTCAGCTGGCCAGAAAAAACGTAGTTGATCGTGTTGTAGAGTGACATGAAATTCTCGACCAAGCTTTTGACATAGTTTACAAAAATCGGAAAGACGACTTGGATGATGGGCACGAGGATTTTCACGATGACCCCGACCACGTTGAGAATCGCCGTGACGATATTGCCGAGGATTTCGCCGATTGGCGCCATGGCAGTACTCTGCTCCTCGATGCCCCCAAAGGCTTCTTCAAGCACAGCGCCGAGGGGTTCAAGTTGTGTCCATGCCTCCTCGAATACTGTAACAAGTTGATTCCATACGGGCTCGACGATTCCCCAGAAAATATCAATTTGCGTGGTGATGGCGCCGAGTACTTCGTAGAAGACGGCACGCAGTGTCTGGAAGGTGGTCATCACCGTTTCGATGGCAGTACTAATCGATGCAAAGATTCCGTCCCAGTCTACGCTGGTGATGGCGTTGGAGATGGTCTCGAAGATGGTCTCGAAGAGCGACATCAGTCCAACCCAGTCCACCGATGCCAGCCACGTCGTGAACGCCGTCGCCATCTTTTCGACCGCTGGCACGACGTAGGCAATAGCGAATCGCCCAAGCTCGGAGAGGATAGGAAGCAGCGCTTCGCCGACGCCTTGCTTGACATCGTTGAACTGCTCTTCGAGTACCTTCATGCGCCCAGCATAGGTATTGACCGCCGCCGCCGCACTGCCACCGAACTGCGAATTGAGTTCACCGAGGATAAGCTCTTGCGCCCCTGCGACGTCGCCCATGGCGACCATCTCCTCGATCATGGCCTTTTGGTCTTCGGTGAACTGCACGCCGACACGACTGAGTGCACCGATTCCGCCGATGGGGTCATTGAGTGCTTTGCCGACTTGCACCGTCGCCGACTGCAAATCCATGCCCATCGCTTGGGACATATCCAAAATTGCCGCCGTAGCGTCCTCGAATTGGACACCTTGGATTTCTTTGAATGTGGCCAAAACATTGGTGGCGCCGAGGATGGCGTCGTCGCTGAACAGCGACATGCCCGATGCGGCGCTGAGGTCGCTGGCTAAGCCCGCCATCTCCTCGGCGGTGAAGCCCGCAGCCATGCCCGTGGATTCGATGACGGCTTGGGTCTGTGCAAACACATTTTGAAACTCGGTCGCCTCTTTGATGCTGTCGCCGATGACGTTGCCAATCATTGACAGCCCCGTGCCGACCGCATTGATGGCGGCTTCGCCAATGCGACGCATCGCACCGGTGGCAATTTCGCCAAGGACGTCGAAGCCTTTGCCGGCGGTCTTGGCCGTAGACTCCAGACCGCCGACGGCTTTCGATGCTTGGTCGGCGGCGGACTCGACGCTCGACGCATCGCCAGTAAATCGAATAATTACGGTCTCTTCAGCCACGATTCCTTCGCTTTCTCACATCCGCCTCGACCTGCATCATCGTGAGTGCCTGCTGGCAGATGTGCCACGGCGGCAGCTGTGACGGCGGACAGTGATACACATCACGACACAAAATGAGCTCGATGTATTCCAGTGGTGCAGGCGATGACGTCCAAAGATGCGCCATCGTCTGCGCCTTTAGTTTCCCAGTGAGGCGTCAGCGCCGAGGCGCTTCGACAGCTCCTGCATGATGATACGCAGGTGACGTGCGGGCAAGTCTTCGAGGTCTCGGCCATCGTCAACGATGACGCACTTGCGTAGGATGGGCATGGCTTGCTCGATGTCGCCCCCGATTTTCTGCAATGCAATCATATCGCGGATGGTCACTTTGTCGGCATCAATGGTGTACATATCGATCCTTCAGGCATCTTCGGCATCATGGCGAGGCGGAGGCGATGCCGTGACCTCCGCCCTGCCCTCTGAACTACGTGACGCTGGTGTAGGTAATGCCAGGTGCACGCACGGTGAAGCTGACCATGATTGGTCCAGCGCTTGAAGCGTCGATGGGTGGGTAGTCGATGGATGTGATGTACCCCACCGTCTTTGTCTCGTAGGTGTCAGCACCGCTCGCAGCGCCAAGGGGTACCCACTTGACCTGTGTGGCCGTGCGTCCCTCGAAGATGGCACGAGCGAGTTGCCATGATTCATTCGATGTTTCGGTGTACACAATGTTCACCGTCACCTCGACCGGCTCATACTTGCCGATGGTGGTGATAGCGAAGTTTCCGTCGAAGGTGTACGCTTCGCCAGTCGTCACGGTCGCAGTGACCGCATCGACGCTTTGCGATGACCCGCTGATGTCTACATATGCGGCACCGCTGTAGATGCTCACTGTAGAGGCGGCGCCATTGACGGCGCCAGTTGTCTGTGGCATGTCTCAGTCTCCTATTCGATGATTTCCGATATGGTCAAAGTCGCCGTCACTGCGTCATGCCACGAGCCCGACGCTTGTGGCCACTCCAGCACCGACGACCGCAGCTGGCACCGTGTCAGTGTCCACCGATTCGCCACCAAGGTGCGCACCGCATTGTGGTACGCTGCGAGGTAGCCTTGGACATTGGGCTGAATGTCTTTCAGTCCTAGCCCCATACCCGCTTTGCGAATCAGTGCGATGTCCGTAATCGTCCACTCCGTCGTCATGACGTGGCCAGAACCGAAGGTATTCACTTTGGTCATAGACGATGAGAAGCCGATGGCATTGATAACTCGGCACGGCACATTGGCGATGTCGAAGTGATTGCGCATCTCATCGCCGACGTGGACATCATAGGCGTACCCCGTGATGGTCATGGCACCGATGGCGGTGACGATGGTGGAGAGTTGACTACCCACTATGACCTCCGCCGATACGGTCGCAGTAACTCCAGGACGTCCGAGGGAATCCGTGGCGCCGACAACACAACCCCGTCGGCGGACACGATGGGGCGGTCACTGTCTGGCGTGCCGTCACGCTGACGATACAGATATGCCCCGATGCGCAACGCCGCTTGTACGATGTCCGCCGGCGCACTCGCACTGTACGCCCACTTCGCCGTAATGCTGACCGACTCTTCGATGGTCGTCGTGTACGTCCATGTCTTGTTCGCACTGCTCTTGATGCGGACGGCGTACTTCGGCGTGATGTTCTGTGGCAACAGCACGACGTCCGATGTCGATATGGCCACACCGTCGCCGTTGGTAATGCTGGTGAGTTCATAGAATTCATTCAGCCCAAGGGACAGCGTGTACATGTCGTAGAGGTCGCCGCCGTCGAGGTACGACACTGGCGTGAACTTCTTCACCGTCCCTGCACCTGCCCACTCGAAGACGCGGTGTGTGTAGCTGTCCACGACATGCTGGGCACGGTCTGCAAAGAGTGCCAGCTGGGTGTCATCGCTGTTGCCCGAAATCTTCATGTAGTTTTTGAGGTCGGTTGCGGTGATGTACGCCACTATGACACCTTCTTCGGCTTCGGCTTTTCGGCTTTGATTTCCTCGAGGGCGACGGCGCTCCCTTGCTCGATGAGAATCTTTGCATCGGCGGCGCTGCACTCGTAAATATCGCCAGGCTCGTACACGGTGTGGACATTGCCGTCACTGTGGACGAGGCGGTGAATCAGTTGGATTTCCATGTGGCATCTCCTCGTTAGGGGCGGCGATTTACACCGCCGCCCCCATGGTCATTCCTTAGGCGTGTGTACCGACAGCGAAGGCTTCGGGCTGGGTCACGTCGCCACCGTAGCGCCATGACGCCACGATGTACGTGATGCCCGTGCGTACGTCACGCCAGCGGTCAATCTGCACGCCGCTGGTGCGCTCACAGAAGGCGTAGTAGGCGAAGTTCCCGAAGTAGGATGACTTTGCAGTCGTGGCGATGGCCGCAACGCTCTCGCTGAGTGCCACGTTCCATCCTTCAATTTTGCGGACGCCGTTTTCAATCATGGTCAACGGGTGGTAGTTGGTCAGGTCGAGGGTGCGGATGGCGCCCCAAGTGGCGTTGCGCATGATCCAGCCCGTTTCGCCGTTTTGCAGGTAGTTGCCATTGACGGCGGTGCTGAGTGCGACGACCTGTGCGTTGGTGTATGCGGTGGCGCTGAGTGCGACCGAGTTGGTCACACGAGTCACCAAGCCGAATGGCTGACTGCTGCCGGTGCCGAGGATGATGTAGCTGTTCGCTGACACGGCCATCGCGCGCGCGATTTCCACTTGGAGGAACTGCTCAAGGTTGCTCGATGTGTCGCTGAGCAACTCATCGGATAATGCGAACTCGAGGGTGTCCTTGTACAGCTGGATGGTCCGCGAGTTGGCAAAGTTGGGCTCGCTGGCGGTGGCGGTAACACCTTCGCCGACAATTCCTGCAGTAGCCTTCACGGACTGTGCGGGCATGATGTGCTTCCATGACTCAGTCGTCACCCGTGTGAAGGCGAACTGGCCAAGCAAGCTCATGTCGTCACGGCGTGCCGTGATGTCACGGTTGACCGTGGTGGGGACGGTGAAGCCACCGTTGTTGTTGGTGCCTTCGGTCATGGTCTTGAACGCCACGGCTGAAGCGTTGCGAAGGATGCGCATGGAGTCGTCGGTGGCGGTGCCACGGATGAGACTCTTGTAGGCACGCTCGTAGTCACGTGAGGCGAAAGGGTCTTCGTCGTTATCGACGGCGATGGACTTCACGGTGGGCTGTGGGGCTGGCACAAAGGTGCCGCCGTTGACGGGCTCGCCGGCCAACTCATTGATGGCGGCTTTGACTGCGTCTTTGATGTCTGACATGGTAGGCTCTAATCCTTGCTGTGATGCTGATGTATGGTCATCGCCTGACGTGGTGCCAGCATCGCTCGACACCGTGTCCTCATGGCGCTTGACTGCGGATAGGGTTCGGGGTTCGGCTGGCGTTGGCGTCAGTGAGATTTCACCGACGACCCAGCGCTTCACTTCGCCACCGTCACGAACAACGAGGTGACTGAGTGCACCCGTCGAAAGCCCGAGGGCTCCCGACTTGACCAGCTTCATCACGTCGCCGATGTATTTGTTGCGGCGGTCGAGTTCGATTTCGACGTCGATGCCGTCATCGGTTGGCATCCATGCTTTGACCGTGCCAATCTGGCCACGCATTGAGCCGAGGCTGTGGTCGTAGTAGACGGGCATCCCGATGAACGGTCGTGTGTCGCCGAAGTCGGTGTCTTTGGTGAACGTGTCGCCGGTGAGGTCTTCACCGCCGTACACGACGCCACGACCACGGATTGTATAGTCTGCAACGGCTTTGACACCGCCGCCGAATGATTTGACAAAGTCCATCATTGTCTCCCCAGCAATCGACGTGCCAGTGCTTTGGCCGCATCGCTTACTTCCATTGTTGCGCTATTGTCAAGGGCTTTTTGTACACCCCCCTCGGACGCCATGCCCTCTTCGATCATGGCGTCGTCTTCGGCGTCTTCGACCATCTCGGATTCGGCTTCGGCGGTCTCCTCGGTGATGGTGTCTTCGGGAATTATCCACAGTTTACACACACCGTACTCTTCGACCATGCCCTCGACGATGGCGCATTGGCCATAGCCCTCAAGTATCGTTGGCTGGTAGAAAAAACAATGCTCACAGGCGATGCCCTGCGTAGCGAATGGGTTCTGTTCGGTAGGCATGTAGTGCGCGCCATTGGCGCCGACGCCCCAATCGAACTTCCCTGCTTCGTGCGTCACTTCGACCAGCGACGACACCATCATGCGCTGGCGTGTGTTGAACTCGGCGCCCATCTCGACCGCCTTGACCGCCTTGGGTTCCATGTCCATCTCCATCGCTTCGTCGCCGTCGTCGCCGAGGTCGAACATGGATTTTGCGATGTCGATAGCCATGCGTCGAGCGCTGCGGATGAGTTTCATGTCCGCCTCGCTGTGACGGCGGCTCGCTTTGTACGATTCTTTGGTCTCACTCATTTCATACTCCTTCATAATCTGATTCGCCCATGCTCTGCCTTCGTCACCACCCCAGCCCATCCATGCCTGCCACCCCTTGCCCTGCTCATCCCACGTCGCACCGTCTTTGTCTACCTCGTGGCGGTCGAAGTACGCCACCATGCGCTCGATGGTGTCGATGCTGACGGGACGACGATTGGCCAACTGCGATGCTCTGGCGATGCCGATGCTCGTCATGCCACGCTGTGACGGTGGCTTCTCGGCACGTACTTCGAGTGCCATGCGGGCATTGTCTGCCACGGTGGCTGGCGGTGTGAACGACTCCGCCTTGACCTCGTCTGCGGTGGCGATGGTGAGCGCCGTGAGGTATGCATCGGCGTCGGCTTCGCTGTCGTAGCACTGCATCGGCGTATCGTCGCCGTCTTTGTACACGCAGTATTGGCCAGCGCTCTCTTCGATGTGATAGGGCATTACAGATTCTCCATTGCTTTGGTCACGATGTACTGCAAGTCGCCTCGCTGCTGGATGCGCTCCGCCGCTTCGCGTGCCGTCGTCCAGCGCCCTTGATGGATTGGTGCTTGCTGGTCGCCGACCACGTAGTTGGCATACGATGCCGATGATTTGAGCATGACCGTGTCGCCTTCGAGATCAAGGCGATAACTGCGGTTAAGTGTCTCACTGCCACGCAGTTTGTTGCCACGACCACGCACGTAGGGCACCGTGATTTTGCCTTCGCGAATGTTGGCCATAACGAATTTGCGCTGACGGTCGCTGACGAATTTCATTGACCCAGGTGCTGGGGGCGGTGGCTTGTCGTTGCTCAGCTCATGCTGCACCATCGTCGCATACGCCGTCATCACGGTGCGCATCGCCTCCATGATCTGTCCCGTCGTCACTCGCCCAAGAATCTCGATTTCAGTTGCCATGCCTACTCCTTGACCAGCTTCAGCGTCGTGTCACAGCGACACCGCACATGCGCCGGTGGACCGAGGGGGTGCTTTTCAATCCATACGTCTTCACCTTTGGTGTTATATGGCTCACACTCAGGACAAACTTT